GATGGATGCTACTTTAGCATTTCTAAACAAATACTGGAAGGGAATCACAATAGCAATTTTGCTATTCGTGGTTTCTTTCTTTTGGTGGCAAGACCACAGAGGTCTCGTAAATGCATACGACGCTTCAGTGGAGAGTTACGAGACAAGAATTAAAGAGCTGAAAGAGAGTTATCAACGAGAGACAGAAAGAAAAGAAGCAGCCTTAGAAGAATACAAGGAAAAGATTTATCTCTTGGAGTCACAGTACATGGACTTCAAGGAAGAATTAGCACAGGCTAAAGAAGAAAAGGTAGAGAAGTATGTTGCACTACGACGCGACAATCCCGAGCAGATAATCAGAGAAATAGAATCAAAGTTTGGATTTGAGCATGTGGAGTAGGGTTGCACAAATATTAACTATTGGTTTAGTTTTGTGCGCTCCTGCTCACGCTGGGGATGGCAAGTTTACTCTCTTACCCAAGGGAGGCAAAGCTCCTTTCGAAGCCACTTGCTTCGATGACGAGGCAACGGCTAAACTGCTTACTTGGAAAGAATTCTTAGTGCAGGAGCAACAAGCATTATGTAACTTTGAAAAAGAGAAGTTAACACTTGATTACGACCTAGTTCTTAAGAATATACAAATAACTTTAGATGAAACAGAAGCTCGTTGTCAAATAGAAATAGATACGCGAGACAAAGAATTAAAAGAACTGCGGGACATAATCAAGAAGAACAAGAAACTAAATGTTCCAGTTGTTGTGGTAACAAGTGTGGCTGTTGGTTTTGGGCTTGGCTTCGGAACATATCATATAGTTAGGAGGTAGGATGAAGGACCCAAATAGAGTTGCTAGAATAGAGCAGGCAATCGCAAAGAAGTACGGACATGAAGCTGTAGAGAATCCTCGTACACACTGGAACGACAAAAAAGAAGAAGAATATAAGGAGCAACTGAAGAAGTTGGCAGAGAAAGAAAGTAAATATGAGGAGTCTCAAGAGAAAATAGAAGTTGATGGCGTTTTAATGTCTAAAAAACTACTTACTAGAGAAAGTATAAGGAGGGACTGCCCCGTTTGCGAAACATTTTCTTTTAATCTTAAAGACGATACCTACATGAACAAATACGATTGTTGTTACAATTGTTATATTCAGTGGGTCGAAGGCAGAGAAGAAAGGTGGGCAACAGGGTGGAGACCTCTCAAGGAGAAAGACTAATGGCAACGACTTTAGAAATAATCAGGGGCATCTCACAGGCTGCCGCCAATGCATATGACGGTGCCCACATAGAGGGTTATTCTTCTGATGGCAAAGCTCGCACTGTTGGCCTGAAGAGAGAGGAAGGCGACCCCATCACGGACAAGAGAGTTATGGATGGGTTCAAAGTTAAGTTTTATGGAAATAAACTTTGTATTAAATATCATTCTGAAGTTCAATTAAAAGAAGTTTATGGTGGCTCTTTCGAAAGTGATACCGAGTCTATGATAAATGATATCGCCAAGTTTCTTAAAAAAGAGTATAAGATAATTACTGGCGATTCTCTCTCCCTTACTCCGGATGGAGAAGTCGATATTATCGTGCAGAATACTTCCCGAGTTCGCACTTGGTGCCAGGCGCACAGATTCTACAATATAGGTTCCATTTCTGATGTTGAAGAGGTCAGAGGGGAGTCGGATAAGAAAAGAATGGATAAAGACTTTAAAAAGTTTCTTGATGCGGGAGGTTTCCAGGGCAAGAGGCCACAGAACGACACCAGAAAGAAAACGTAAGTCAGATGGCCTATGAGCTTACAAAGAAACAAGTTCTTAAAGAAATAGTCAGGTCGGGGAAGGACCCGGCCTATTTCATTAATAACTATTGTAGGATTTCGCACCCCATGAAAGGGTTGATCCCGTTTAAAACATATCCCTACCAGGACGATATGTTAATGAATTTTAATGATCATCGATTCAATGTTATCTTAAAAGCTAGGCAGTTAGGGCTATCCACAATAGTTTCCGCGTATATTGTGTGGATGATGCTGTTTCACAGAGACAAGAATGTTCTTGTTATGGCTACAAAGTTTTCTACTGCGACAAACGTCGTTAAGAAAGTCAAAGGTATAATGAAGAATCTACCAGCTTGGATTAGAATTTCTGATATTAAAATTGACAACCGAGCGTCATTTGAATTGGGGAATGGTTCACAAATCAAGGCCACTTCAACCTCTGGAGACGCTGGTCGTTCTGAGGCACTGTCTCTCTTAGTATTAGACGAAGCTGCTCATATCGAGGGCCTAGACGAGCTTTGGACAGGTCTATACCCTACCTTGTCAACTGGTGGTCGTTGTATCGCTCTCTCAACCCCCAATGGCGTAGGCAACTGGTTTCACAAGACCTACTCCGACTCAGACCAGAATCTGAACGATTTCTTTCCTTCTGTCTTGCCGTGGGATGTACACCCGGAGAGAGACCAAGAATGGTTTGACAAAGAAACAAGAAATATGTCTAAACGTCAAATTGCACAGGAGCTGGAATGTAACTTCAACACTTCTGGCGAAACGGTTGTGAACCCTGAGGATATAAATTATATTAAATCTCTTATGCTTGAGCCTAAGTACAGAACAGGTTTTGACAGAAATTATTGGATATGGGCCGGCTATCAACCGGAAGAAAAGTATTTACTTATTGCGGATGTGGCCCGAGGTGATGGGAAAGATAGTTCTGCCTTCCATGTGTTCAGAATTTCAGATATGGAACAGGTCGCAGAGTACCAGGGCAAACCATCTTTAGATATGTACTCGAATATACTTAATCAAGTCGGTAAAGAATACGGTAATGCTCTTTTGGTTGTTGAAAATATTGGTATAGGCATCTCTGTGTTGGAAAAGCTAGAACTTCTTAATTATCCTAACATATATTATTCCGTTAAGGGTACTCACGAATTCATCGAATCGGAAGTCGCTTATACAAATTCTAGTTCGGTCCCCGGCTTTTCGACGACCACTAAAACGAGACCGCTCATTGTCGCGAAAATGGAAGAGTTTATAAGAAATAAACTAGTTATTATACATTCCAGTCGCTTATGTCAGGAGATGGATACTTTTATTTGGAATAATGGGAAACCACAAGCCATGAGAGGTTACAACGATGATCTTATGATGTCTTTGGCAATTGGGTGTTGGGTTAGAGACACCGCTCTTACAGCAAACAAAAGAGATCAGGAATATACGGAGGCTTTTTTCAATTCTATAGCATCAACAAACAAACAATTTAATACAACAATTCCTGGCATGGTAGGGCATAGTGGGTTAGATAATAGTTTAAGTAATGCGTTAGAAGAAAGAGAACAATATATGTGGTTAATGAAGGGGTAATGAATGGCTGGTAAAGATGGGAAGAATCCTAGAAATCCTACATCTGAGTTATACAAGAGACTAACTAAACTTTTTTCTGGTCCAATTGTAAGTAGAAGAACCCAGACAGGCAGGAGAATAAGAAAACAGCAGCTCGACAAGTATGGACACATGTTCAAATCTGCGAGCGGCCAGGAGTTTAAGAGGGCGCATTATAACCCATTCGAGTCCATGAACTCGAATTATATGGCCAATCAGAACCGTACTGAAAGATACGTCGATTCTGATCAAATGGAGTTTACACCAGAGGTAGCTAGCGCTCTTGATATTTACGCTGATGAAATGACAACCTCTTCTGTTTTAGCAGAAATGCTACAAATTAAGTGTCCCAACGAAGAGATAAAAGCTATCTTGAATGCTCTGTATAATGACATTTTAAATGTTAGGTTTAATTTGTTTGGTTGGGCCAGAACAATGTGCAAGTATGGAGATTTTTTCTTGTACTTAGACGTTGATGAGACTTATGGTGTCCGTCACGCAATTGGTCTTCCGCCCAATGAAATGGAAAGGCTGGAGGGAGAGGACAAGACAAACCCAAACTATGTCCAGTTCCAGTGGAATTCGGCTGGGATGACTTTTGAGAACTGGCAGATTGCACATTTTAGAGTCTTAGGTAATGACAAATATCATCCTTATGGTACTTCCGTGCTTGAGCCTGCCAGAAGAATATGGCGCCAGTTGACACTTATGGAAGATGCTATGATGGCATACCGTATTGTAAGGGCTCCTGCGAGAAAAGCTTTTTACATTGATGTCGGGAATATTCCGCCACAGGATGTCGAACAGTATATGCAAAGAGTTATGACTTCTATGAAAAGGAATTCAGTTGTTGATAAGACTACTGGTAGAATAGATTTGCGATATAACCCCATGAGCATTGAAGAGGACTACTATGTTCCTGTTCGTGGAGGAACAAAGTTCGCAGACATTCAAGAAGTCGGAGGACAGGACCGTAGCCATGATATCGATGATGTTAAATATCTAAGAGATAAATTGTTTTCTGCTCTTAAGGTTCCAGCCTCTTATCTGACACAAGGGGAGGAGGGTTCTGAAGATAAAACCACTTTAGCTCAAAAGGACATTAGGTTTGCCAGAACAGTTCAGAGGTTACAGAGATCGCTTATATCTGAATTAGAAAAGATCGGTATTATTCATCTTCATACACTAGGATTCCGAGGGGATGACTTAATCAATTTTACACTTGCTTTAAATAACCCCTCTAAAATAGCGGAGATACAAGAGCTTGAGCATTGGAATCAAAAGTTTACCATTGCAACTGCCGCGACAGACGGGTTCTTTAGTAAGCGGTGGATCGCAGATAATATTTTTGGGATGTCGGAAGAAGCCTTCATCCGCAATAAGAGAGAAATGTACCATGATCGTAAGTTTGAGGCTGAGCTAAATGCTGTTGGTGAAGTGGCAGGTGAAGCTGCTGCTGCTATGGCTGGTGGGATGGCTGGGTTACCAGAGATGCCAGGTGGATTCGAGGGCGGCGAGGGCCTGCCGGGGGCCGATGAGGCTATGCCACCCCTTCCTGGGGAGGACTTAGGCATGCCTGGAGAGGAAGCCCCTGGTGCCGCGCCGGAAGCCCCACCAGAAGAAGCGAGCCCTTTATTAGCTACGCCAGGTAAGAGAGACAGAGATTTTAAGTGGACTAACCCAGATAAAAGAAAGAAAGATAGGAGGAGTACTACTGCTCCACGTATCAAATCGTATAGAAGGATGGCCACCCCAGAAACCACTACTGGCAAGACTACCCGATCACTATACCCTGGATATTCTGAAATATCTACGTTTGGTAAAGGTATTTATGCCGAGGACCTTTCTAATTATGACAAGGATCAAATTCTTCAAGAGCAAAAGATTCTATCAATTAGCCACGAAACCCAGAGATTAATTGAAGATCTAGATAAGATGGAGCATAAAATAGATGAAACACAATAAGAAACGGAATACTGCCTTTTTATATGAAGCTTTGATCAAAGAGCTAACAAAGGCTGCTTTACGCTCTGACAAAGATTCTAAGTCTATTGTTTCGTCTATTCTAAAAGAACATTTTAACTCTGGGGCTCTCCTTTCCAAGGAACTCAACCTATACAAGACTATTTGTGACACTCAAAAGGTTAGCAAGGACACTGCTGAAAAGATCCTTTCTGAAGTTAAAAGAGTTTATCATTCGTTGGGCCAAGAAGAACTGTACGATGAACAAACACAAGTTATTAAAAAGATAAACAAAGGGCTTTCGAAGGATGTTTTTAATAATTTTATATCGAACTACAAGACGTTAGCTACGATATCACAGATGTTCAATGGCAAAACCCCGATTAACAAGAGAATTATGTTAGAACAGAAGATAGTTGATCAAATGGTGGCAAGCCATAAAGCTAGATACTCTATGAAGCCAATAGATAACATTACTTATAAAATGTTTGTACAGAAATTTAATGAAAAGTATGGCGATTCTTTAAATGAGAACCAAAAAGTTTTGTTATCCAAGTACGTTGTCCTATCCTCAGAGACCTCCACGGAATTCAAGATTTATATAAACGAAGAGATACAACGGCTTAAAGACGTAGTGAAGGGACTGCAAGGAAGGAAAGAGGTTCTTCTAGATGAGTCCCTGTCCGATAAAAAT